TCCATGCCAGTATGCCATATTGGGTACTTCTCTGCCCATCATATGAACTCTATACAAATGACTTGCAAATACTTTATCTACTTCTCCTGGTTCCTCAATACTATTTAAGTCTGTGGCAACATCAGCAGCTAATTTATGAGCATGATCATTGTGCCATTTATGTAAGTAATCTAACTTTGAAGCATAAATAGCATTATTAGGAGCATTAGATATATCATTATAGACATAATCATAAACATCATTAATAGAGTTATTGCCTACTTCAGCTACTTCAGATGCATATGCCATCATTCCTGCAATCATTGCAGATTTCTTCTCTGCTGATGTTTTCTTTTTGTCTTTATAAATATTTTCTATGCTACTTCTTGTTTGATAATATGTGTCGTTTAGATTACTACTAAATGGTTCCACGTAAGAACTTAGATCGTCAAAAGCAACACCGGCAGACGATTTCTTCTTCGGAGGATTACCGCCAGGATCAGACTTAATTTCTCTCTTTGTATAATTGTTATCACCTGGGTTATTAGGACGACCTTGATTTGTTGGCCCTGGAGTCTTAGGAGCGTCAGGAGGTGGTGGCACATCACCACTAAAGGGAAGATTGGGAGGAACAAATATATCTTTGTATTCCTTTTCTTGTACTTCTTTTCTTGCTGCCTCGACATCAATCTGATATCCAGATTCTGTTAGTACAGTCTCGCCAGATAATAGTCCTCTATCATAAAGTGAGAGAATTACATTTTTCATGTAAGCGTCATCACGAAGACTTAGTTTATCAAAGCGGATTGTAGGACATGCTGGAAAATTGTTATCTTCTGCGATTTGCTTGTATTCTTTTTCGAGCCAATTCTTAACCAAATTTCTTGCCATTTCAAGTCTCTGCATTAATGACAAAATAGAAACCCAGGCAGTAGAGAAGTTAGATCCTTGTCCATCCAATAAGACTCTGGTAATTCCAAGCCCCATCAGGATATCGTCGTTAACTTCCTTGTACTTATCAGCAGTTAAAGTCTCTATTCCTTCTGGTTTATGGAACGTGACATTCAATGTGTGATTCCAAAAGATTGTGTAGGCTTTATTTGGAGTTTGGAACAAAGCGGCAAGCTTTTGTAACTGGTAGTCTGTTGCAGGATAGTCCTTATCTCCAATTGTTACAGTTATTAACTGATTTACTAAACCTTCAATTGTACTTATGTCCATCATTCTTAGATTTTGCTTATATAAACATGCCTCAAATGTTTTGTGTAACATTGGAGTTGCATATCTCTCATATGGTTGCTTACGCCTAGTAATGCGTGTGACCAAATCTGGATCTAAGGGAACAGTCATTTCCCCATTCTGAATTCCTGAAATAAGTTCTGGAGGAAACATGGATGTTATTGATTTCATTCCTGGGTCTGTACTATTAACCATTTTTTTGAGGTCTTCATTAACCTTGATTGCAACGATATCCTGGTTAAATAGTAGAGATCCTTCTATCCAAACTATTAAAGGATTTAACACGGTGTATCCTGTTGGGTATTTCTTTCCTGACATCTTAGAGGACTTACGCCCCTTATTAGTAACTACTTCAACATCGTTCATGCTTTTATAAATAGTTACATTGCCAGTACGGAAATATTCTAAGAATATCCACTCTAGTAATTGATCCATATTAACTTCTTTACACCAATCATCGTAGAACTTTTTGGTGTTCGGATCTTCGCATTCATTTTCAAAACCGCTACAAGCAAAATCAACCATAAGATCAATAACGGTTCCAACAATTGGATCATTTTGATAGAGCATCATGGCTAATTTCATTTGGTCATGAGGTTCAGTAGGAAGTTGAATAGCTTGTGAATAAGGAACATTCCTAGAAGTCCAATTCATGTACTGCAATCTTGTGGGGTTATAAGGATCGAAGCGGTTCATTACCTGAGACATTCCGGCGCCGGTTGCTCTTTGTGTGGAGAAACCAGTTCCTATCGCTTTAGGCTTTAAATATTCCTTTACTAAATCAGTATTATCTACCTCAATAGTAATGCTTTTGCTATCGCCATTATCTTCAATTCCTATAACCTTATAATTAGATTTTATTTGTTCTTGTATGACATCTTCATCAAGCGTAATTCCCATAACCCTTCCTCCTAATGATTCAGGTACGTTATTGCAGAGAATCCACAAGCTAATTCTTTAGGAAGGGGTGTTTTATCGACCCATTGAATTTGCCTTGCTCCCTCTGCCCCCAATAAAATACTAGAGTAGCGGTCTTTCTTCATTCGTTGTTTTGGTGTATCAAAATGCATATATCCATTTTTTAATGGAGTTGTTACTATAGTTTGTATCTCGGAAATTGCTTCCTCTATTTCATAAAACATATCTCCATATGGCAAAGTAGTATTCTCATCTGGAGGATGAAGAGGAAGTATTAAGTTTCCTTTTTCAAAGTCATTCTTTAGATCAAAATTCATTGTATTAATAGTTTGTGGACTGAATACTTGTAATACCAACATCCTTCTTCCAACGTGATGTTTAAACTCATCGTTCTCAATTTCAAGAATTGCCGGTAGTTCTTCCCAAACATTTCGTTCCTGATCAAACCATGCGTATGGCTCGCTTAACATATCTCGAAGCGTTTGCCCGCCACCGCCTAAGTCCATTTGAATACGAAGAACCTTGCTATCATTTTTTTCATAATCTCTCATTTTTTCTCTTATGAATCTGTGCATCTCTTGGAATGTAGCTTTGTTAAGGGTATATTCAGCAACTAGTTTGTTTGGTGGGCCAAGTTTGACTACAGATAAAGCAAAATTATCTCCAGTACGAGCAGGGTCAATTCCAAAAACAAATTCCTCACCTTTTGCCTGTGCTTTTTCCTGTATAATGACATAAGCTTTTCTTGTAAATGCCATAAGAGATGCAGGGAAAAATCCATCACTATCAGGAGGAAACATTGCCCCGTATTCCATCATAAATTGTATTTCTGTTAGTTTGGCCTTAGCCTCATCAAGTACGCCCTGGTCATACCAGCCAGGAATCATATCAGTATAAGAATACTGATGTAACCCATAGTTCTCACTGTATTTTTCATGTCTAGGATCTGTTCTATCTTTATAGATAAGATATCTTGCATACAGATGGTTAAAGGTATAGTAAGCAGAACTCGACAATACTAATGAGTTACTTCTTCCGTCATTGCTAAATGGATCGCCTTTTGTATTCAAGATTGGCAATATAACCATGTCAATAATATCGTTATCTACCTGAGCCACTTCGTCAATCACTAGAGTTTGTGCTCTGGCACCACGAATTTTGGTTCCATCACCAAGAGGATAAGCTATAATTCTTCCCCCTTCATTAAGTTGTATCTCACATGAATTAGGCCCCTTTGTCGGAGGCTTAGAACATGCTTGCTTAAATAATGGGCTTTCATCATAGAACTTAACTATTTCATCAAACACAAATTGTGCCTGTCTATATGTAGCAGACACAATTACGCATTTCTCTCTGGGATAAAGCATTGCTCTTAATATACAGAACAGAGCCATCAAGTAAGTTTTACCAGCGCCTCTTGCTAAGACTAAAAGATTAAATTGTTTAGTCCATAGTGAACGCATGATAAGTCTTTGATGCGGAGCAAACTGTACCGGCTTATTATTTCTATAAAGAAGATTCTGTGCTGCAAAAACTGGATCTTCTCTACATAATTCAAAGAACTTAACCTGTTCATCAGGAATATTTTTAATATCTTCTTGAGGAGGTACATAATTAAATGCATCTTCTGGTGTTAAATATATTTTTGGTTCATCATTTATCTTAGTCTTCTTAACTACTTTTTTAGGTTCGACTTTTTCTTTTGACTTTAGTTCTTCTTTTAATTTATCTTGTTCTATTTCTTCTTTAGTCCTCTTTTTGCGTTTCCGTCTTGGGTATCCCATCTTCCTCAACCTCTTCGAAGTCTACATTTATTGTTCTGTCTCTTAATGCTTTCTGTCGCAGAAATTCTTCTTCTTCCTTAACTTCATTTTCTCTTTGCTTTAAAACACTTGCTTGATTCTTCATGATATCGTTCGCAAGTTTAATGATAGACATTTCTTTGTCCATCCTATCTTGATTTATACGTTGTTTTCTTAACATAGCCAGCCCATCTAGATTCTTATGTAATCTTTGTTGTGCCTCATTCAATGGTCTACTGATTTCATCTAACAAAGATGGTTTATCATTAAGTCTCTTCAATAACCGATAAACAATTACCTCATCGATCAATACAAGATTTAATACTATTTCATCTGAAGATTGATTTAGATCAAACTCGGAAAGATATGATTCTTTCCGCATGTTGTAGAAGTCTAATTCATCTTCACTAAGTATTCTTTTTATATATCCACCATGCTTAACAGTCTGAGCAGGATATCCACCAGCTCTTAAGTTGGCTAACGATTTTTTCTTGCCTTCTTCAGTTACAGGCCCAGTTAGGTTAGATAGATTCTTTATTTTCTTAATATTTATTTCTCCATTTTCCTCACTGATCGTAACAATAGCCTTCTTCTTAGAAGGTTTCTTCCATTCCTTGCTCGCACTTTTTTCAATTTCTTCTGGGGTCAGTTCCCGTCTAGCCATAGAAAAGCCTCCTTGCCTTATCAACACAATACTTCTGAATTTGCGAATATTATGCTATTTTATATTTATTTAGTTGACAACGCTTAGCTTTTGAATTATAATATGGAAGAGATATTTAATAAGGGGGCTACAAAATGAATCCACTTAGACAGTTCACAGTCTACATGCAAGTAGAGAAGAACTACCCTGACACAACGATAGGAACATACCTACAAGCCATTGATGAATTTATCCAGGAGATGTCCATCACGAACTTTATTAAGGTGGATCGCAATATTATAAAGAGTTATCTATCTATCCTAAAGAACAAGAACAATTCTCCTTCAACAAGGAATAAAAAGTTGTCTGCCCTCAGAACATTTTTTAACTTCCTTTGCCGTGAGGACATCATTAAAATTAATCCAACATTCGGTATCGAAAATTGTAAGACAGAAAAACATCTTCCTAAAATCCTGTCAAACGATGATATTAAAAAGTTGTCCGATTCAACTAATGAGAATAACTTTCAAGAGTTAAGAAACAAAATCATACTTGAATTATTCTTGGCTACTGGAATGCGTATTTCTGAATTAACCAACATGAAGAAGTCCTGTATTGATTTCTCTAATCAAAGTATTCTAATCTTTGGCAAAGGACAGAAAGAACGTGTCTGTCCTTTAGATGAGTCAACAATAAACTTCATCGTTAAATATCTCGACATGAGAGAAGATGAAAGTGTATATCTCTTCCCAGGACGTAATGTAAAACAACCAATGTCAGTGTCGTCTATTAGAAAGATTATTTATAAG